GCCAGTGATACAGGAGGCGATTTATAAACACGCACTGGCGGCAGTACCAGAAGAGGACCAGGAGGACTTTACTCTGGACTCTCTCTTCGGGGACTGGAGCTATAAGGCAAAGAGGAAGCTGGCAAAAACTGGATAACAAAAAGGTTTCTCGCAAAGGCGCAAAGCGCGCAAAGGAAAACGACTTACACCAGGAAACTATTGAGACATGTGCGAGGGTTTTAGACGCTGACGCTGACAAACAAGAAGAGACCTGGAATGATTTTATCGCAAGCGGACAGGATGGACCAGCGTGTTCTTATCACGAAATAACCCGCGGATATGCAAAAAGAATTAGAGATTTAGCGATACAGTAAAGGGGAAATAATGAAAAATAAATTGATTGATCTTAACGACCATTTATATGCACAGATGGAGAGACTGACTGACGAATCGGTAAGTACAGACAAGATGAAAATAGAGATTGATCGTTCAAGGGCAGTGACTGACGTGGCTAAGCGCATTATTGAGACAGGGCGGCTGGCCCTGGACTCTTTAAAGGAGAGCGCAAAGTATACCGGGGATCTCAAGGAAGTGCCTACAATGCTGGACAGCGGAGACAGTAAATGAAACCATTTAAATGGACAAATATTCAACTTAGATTTATTTCTAACAACAGAACCATGCCTCACGCTGCACTCGCTGCGGCCTTCAACAAAAGATTCAAAATGAATAGATCAACTGATACTATCAAATCTCTCTGTGATCGTAAAAAATGGAGGACCGGGAGGACCGGCTGTTTTGAGAAAGGACACAAGTCCTGGAATAAAGACACTAAAGGTTTGACAAGCGCGAATAGGTCCAGTTTTAAAAAAGGGAATCGGCCTCAAAACTGGTTGCCAGTAGGGTCGGAGATAGTTACGACTGACGGATATGTCAAGATCAAGGTCGGCGAGCCTAACAAGTGGAAGCTTAAACACCTGCTCACATGGGAGGCCGAGCACGGGAAAGTGCCTCCGGGCAAAATCGTAATTTTTAGAGACAGCGACAAACTCAATACAGAGTTGGATAATTTGGTATTAGTCAACAGGCCCGTGCTTTTGCGGCTGAACCAGAATAGATACTCAGAAACACCCATCGAACTGAAACCGGCTGTCCTGGCAGTGGCGGAGCTGGAGTGTAAAGTTTTTGCAATGTTAAAAAACTAAAAGGAAAAATATGAGTTTATTTTCAGCGGAGGAGATTTGTGAGTTTTGTATGCACGCGGAGTGGCATGAGTGCTGTCAGAAATTTTGCAGATGCAAAATAGGGAAAGAGAGCGACAGGGACCATGCCCACGGAACGTGTGAGAGTAAGAAAGTCTAACGATTGACGATTTACGATTTCGGATTGACGATTTAAAAACTATATGAACGCATTAGAGATATTGAATAATTTTATTGAGGAAGGTAATCCACCGGACGAGCTTTCGCTTGAGTGGCCGGATGGTGAGAACGCGGAGATCCGCTTCGGATGGGATTGCGGCACGGTCCTCACTTTGCCAAATGTCAACGGTATATATATTTCTGTCTGGGCCAGGTTCCAGGAGTTCTGGTTCTGGCCGCAAGACAAAAAACAACTATCTGCAAAGGCGAAGCGATGGAAACAGAAACAGTAAAAACAACGATTAAGTATTTTGCAAAGCCGAACTGTAAACAGTGTTATGGACGGGGATCTATCATCCGGACGCTGCCCAGAGGGAGGAAGCGGCAAGTCGCGCAAAAGTTCCGGTGCCCATGTGTGAGGGAGGAAAAAACTATTCACCGCAAAGACGCAGAGAACGCTCCCCGGACAGACAGCGCCGAGGACAAGAAGGAAGACACAGGAGAAGACAGGATCTTAAATCGTATCGCACAGGGAAAGGTCGGTATAGAAGTCGTGCATGATCAAGAAAACAGGAGGAGTGAATAGTGGAGAAGTTTTTAAATGTTAGGGAGCTGGCGGAGCTTATTCCGTTCTCCGCGTGGAGCATCAACCAGCTCTGTCGTGACGAGGCTATACCTCATTATAGAATGAACGGCAGATGTTACTTTAAGCTGAGCAAGATCAAGGTGTGGGTGGAGAGTAAAGAGCAGAAAATGAGACGGGGCGCGTGTACAGTTTAGTAGTTTCGGGTTAAAAGGAGTTTCTCGCTCCCCGGACTGAGAAACGCCGAGGACAGGAAGGCGCAAAGCACGCAAAGAAAAAACTAATATTTTCGGGTTAAAAAAGGAGGGTTTTTTAATGAGGAATATCAGACAGGGTTTCCAGATGGCAGGTCACTGGTTACAGTTTATCGTTGCGATCGCGTTCTTTGCATTAATCGGGTATTGCTGCACCAGGGGCGCGGTCAAGGTACATGATAAAGCAGTGGAAAGAGTTGCCAGAGAGGTACAGGCGGAGGAGGCGATCCGGTTCAGTGAGTATAGGGTCAATGAGTTTAAGGAGTGGCAAGGTATGCAGATTGATTTCGTAGCGGGGAAATAGGACACGGATTAAGGCGGATAAAAAGGGATTCACCGCGAAGGCGCAGAGGGCGCAAAGAGAAAAACATGAAGAATCAGGAGATTAAGGAGATTCGGAAGGCGGCGCGGAAGTATGAGCGGGAGCGCTGGGCGCGGATCATTGACGAGATGGCCTTTATCAAGGATCTGGACTCTGGCATTCAGTACACGCACCAGGTACTCGCCGGACTGGCAGATAACATGAGAGAGAATAAAACACCAAAATTATAGCTTTCGACTACACATACAGGTCTTTTGCGTTGATTCGCATAGGGCGATTGAAAGGCGTCCTTTCAGAGAGGATTTTCGTATGTGTAGTCAAGGGCTATTATCCGCTTGCGGAGGTGTAATCCCCGACTCGTTGAGGGGGAAGTCTAAAGCGAAGGCGGAAACGAGCGCATGTGAGCGAACCGCACTATCCCGCAGGCGGTTTATTTTAGGCAATCAAAGACGAAGGGGGAGGGGCGTCAGATGATTTCTTATGTCAATAATAAGGGCAGGAGGGTTGAGCTTGTGGTTAAGCGCCACGCCGTTTATGCCTTCCAGGAGAGGTTTGAGAAGCTTTTCGGAATTGAATTGTCTTGTATGCAGGCGGAGAAGCATATCGAGGCAAGGTTCCCGGCTACGGACAGGGTAAAGAATATCAACCACAAAGAACAGAGACGGATCAAGAGGCACGGACATAGTCTCTTTTTCAGAGACGGTGATTTTACTTATGTGGTGACTAACGGGGTGTTGATAACGATCGAGATCAGCAGGAAGGGTTTGAGGGGACTAAATTAAAAGCTTAATAGGACGCAGATAACAGCGGATAAAAAGGGATTAAAACCATTATCACATAGAGGCATAAAGGAAAGATAGATCCTGAAATAAATTCAGGATGACAAGGAGGAAATGAATGAGTGAATTGACGGCTGTTATTGAGGTGCCTTTGTGGTTGCTTGGTGTTTTGGGGGCGTTTTCAGGGATAGGTATCGGGTTTTTCTTTCTGTTGTTTACAGGGAGGGTGTAGCTGTGGCGTATAAGTGTCCGGGGCGTATAAGTGTCCGGGGTGTCAGGTGGACTTTACGGAGTCGGCAACATTACTGGTACATCTCGACATCGAGTATCTATGCAAAAACGCGACTCGTACCTTACTGAATATGAAATTGGATATCGGACTGGAAGAGCTTGAGCGGATTTATCAAGAACCTAAGAAGGACGCAGATAACAACAGATAAAAAGGATTTATCACGCAAAGGCGCAAAGAGCGCAAAGGAAATATATTATTATGGAAGTTTGTTCTGATGGTCACGACGAAATCGTTATTGATGGTATGTGCCCGATGTGTGAATTATTAGAAAAGATTTCAAAATGCCCTACTTGTAAACGCCTAAAGGAATCAACACCTGACGATACTGAGAACGAAAACGACAGATTACGAATGCTTATATATGACCTAGAAACAAAACTCGTAATCGAAAAAAACAAATAAACCCAGGACAACAACGCAGGGAGGAGTGGTAGTATATGGTCCAGAAGTGGAAGAACGGCAGGAAGAGGTGTAGAGTGTGTAAAAAGCGTTTACCTGCGCAAAGGAGGGCTTCTCAGGTCGTGTGTATTAACCCTGACAATAGGAATATTTTTACTGAGTGCCAGATAAAAAACAGAAAGGATAAGACTATGGTGGCCAGAGAAATGAGTGACAAAAAACGGTGCCGGGTATGCAGAAAGCCACTACCTGAGAAGAGCCGCAGCGGGAGGCAGTTTTTATGCGCGAATCCGCCAGATGTGAAGGACGAATATGGCAGGATTGCGCCGACTGAGTGCCAGATAATAAGCCGCCGGAGAATTGCGGCTAGGATTAGAGGGAGTGGCAAGGTCTACGATATACAGTGTGAGATATGTTTCGAGTTTTTTACACCGGATCATCCGGCGCAGAAGGTACACAAGTCGAAGGTAAAAGGAGAGATGTCGGCGTGTGAATTAGAGAGGCAGAGGAGGTATTCGAAGAAGCACAGGGGATCTCCAGGAAAGTCCGGACACCACCGGGATAATGAAGACGCCACGCAAGAAATGAGGATTTGCCTGGGTAGGCTCTGCACAGAGGAGAGCACATATCCGGGTGAGCTTAAATTCCAGAGTACTGGGCCTTTTAACAGGCAATGTGACAGGTGTAAAGAAGCGGATGAACCGGGCGGCAGGGAGGTAACAAACTCAGATCCGGGCAGATTATCAAGAGACACGGCACTGGCCGAAGTATAGACCATTTTAACGACACTTGACTATGACAGACACACCACAGACGGAGAATGGCTTCACAAGGATCGCAAACGAGCTAATGGATGCATTGGCCAGGACAAGGATCTCCGGAGAGGCCAGGCAGGTCCTCGACGCTATTATCCGGAAGACTTACGGCTGGGGTAAAACCAGCGACGATATCTCACTTTCTCAGTTTATGATTATGACGGGACTCTCAAAATCGACAATCTGCAAGGCTATAAAGAAGCTTATCTCGATGAATATCATCGTCAAAAGGGGCAGCTCGGCCACGCTTTTCACGAAACAGGGCAAGGCGATCACTTCAACGTATTCTGTCCAAAAGAATCACAAATACTGGAAGCCATTACCAAAAAAGGAAACCTTGAGACACGTAACCCAAAAAGGAAACCTTGAGCAGTCTGGACCAGCTACATCACCCAAAAAGGAAACCTTGAGTGACGTGCCCAAAAACGGCAATGACGTTACCCAAAAAGCCAATGGGACGTTACCCAAAAAGAGTACCACAATAGAAAGCTTAAAGAAAAAAGCTTTTAGTCCGAACTCTATCGAGTACGGACTCGCAAAACTTCTTTTTGATTTAATTCTAAAAAAAGACAGTGGACACAAACAACCAGATCTTGAGATGTGGGCGGGGCACATCGACGATCTGATCAGGATAGATGGCCGAATGGCCGAAGAGATAAAATCTGTGATCGTGTGGTGCCAGTCCGGAGAGACGGCAGAGAGCAGATTCTGGAGCAGCAATGTACTCTCAACCGATAAGCTCAGACAACAATTTGACAGACTCCGGTTAAAAATGGAAGAGGATAAGATCAAGAGCAATAGACCGGAAATCAACCGGACCGTTGAAGCGTACAAACCACGAGCGAAACCAGAAAGAACAGCCGCAGGATCGAAACATATTTCTGAGATACTGAAAGCAGCAGGTCAGAAAGCTTTCGGAAAGCGCAAGAGAAAGGTAGAGGTGTCCGTATGACCGTACCGGTACCCACACTCAGGATCGGAGTCCACAAGGGCAAGAAGTTTAACCAGGTGCATCCAGATTATTTAAGAGGACTGTTGAAGCTGCCAGGGTTATGGGCTGAGACCAGGACACAGATTGAGTTCTACTTGAAATCAGTCAAATGGAAAGACGCCAAAGCGGCCCAACCGAAACAGGGCACCTTGAAGCACAACCCACAGTATTTTGAGAAGGGGCCACCGCCACCGGAGAGAACGGAGTCGGGCAAGAACAGGTTCAGGCAGTTATCACAACAAGCAAAGGAGAAAGCCGGTTATGTTTGATTTTGTAATGTCTCCCAAGATGTTCAATTATATATTCATGAGCATGTATCTCATGGCTGCGATCAGGTGGGCATGTTGTAAGCACTGGGCCGATAGTCTATACTGGTTGTTTGCATTAGGGATCACAGCGACTGTGACGTTTGGGTATCAAAGATGAAGACCATGAACATGTTACTAATAATAATTTCTAAAAATAAAAAAGGTACTCTGACAGGTGGAGACTGTACGGGTGCGAAGCGAGTGCGCTTTTTCGACAGCGTGGCAGGTTTTTAAAAGGTTTACGTTACGCGAGGATTTGACTCCGCTCCCCGGACTGAGAAGCGCCGAGGACAGGAAGGCGCAATGGGCGCAAAGGAAAAGCTTTTAAAAAGACAAGTTTTGGAGGGTTTTATGTGTGATGCATTGAAATATCAGAAATTGAATGATGCCAGGCAGGATCTGGAGCTTGCTATTCGGCAATTAAGGGCAGCTTGTAAGGAAAACGGGGTGAAATTCGCTTCTGAATTAATGGATATGACGTTTCGCGCGACAGATGGTGAGGTTTGTATTGATGAAGTTGTCGAAGAACATGACTAGAATAGTATCACTAAAAATCACTTGTTACGTTACTAATATTTTTTATTGACTTTTACTAAAATACGCGCTATGCTCGGTGAGTCAAAGCAACAGAGAGCAAAACTAAACTATGACGGACGAAAAATTGAAATGTGGGTTTTGCGGCAAGGTCCTGGCGAAGAGCAGCAACCAAGAAAAAAAAGATATCGAGATCCGGTGCCCAAAATGTAAAAAGATAAACAAATTTTAAAAAGCATTTCTCTCGCAAAGGCGCGAAGGACGCAAAGGAAAAAAATGAAAATTGTAAACAGGGAAACTGTCAAAGAGTACATTGCAGATATGGCGAGGACTCATGCTAATGAACGTTGTTTAAGTGAAAGTGAGGCTTTAAGCTACGAAGAGGAGTTACAGCAAGTATTGAAATGGATAGATGACAACATAAAAGATTGAAAAATTTTAGTTAGAACCCCTGAGAGGGTCATATATATTTAGTAGAGCCTCAGAGAAGGCCGATTTATTGAGTACGGGATAAAACCCATACACAGTGAGTCGGCCTTTTTTTATTGGTTTTAAAAAGATTCACCGCAAAGGCGCGAAGAGCGCAAAGAGAAACCAAATTATGAGAATGTATTTAATGTTTATTGATCTACGAATTAATTTGAGGCGGTTGTATCTGGATTTGCTGGGCAGGGAGTTTCACATACACCCGAATGATGTTTTTGCAAAAATAGTTATCGGTATAGGTAATTGCGATATGTTTTCTATTTATTATCTGGAATGTATGAGAATGCGCATGAATAGAAAGGTCAGAGATCCTGAAATAAATTCAGGATGACAGAGGGGCGGAAAATATGACGGCGGAGTTTGTGAGGTTGGATTTTGATTTGAGGTCGGTGCAGAAGAATATTGACGATCTGCCGAAGATCGCCAGGAGGGCCACCGCCACCACACTGAATAAGGTAGGGCGTAAGGCAAACACTGCCGCCAGGAAGTTTATCAGGTCAAACTATAACATAAAAGCCAGATCTTTAAAGCTGGGCAACCTGGTAAGCCTGCGCAGGGCAGATGCGAGGAAGCCAAACCCGACATTTTCTATATTTATCCGGAAACAGGCACGCGGACTGATGAAGTATGGGGCGAAACGCCTCACTCAAGGTATAAGTGTCCGGGTTACTAAGAAAAGAAAGAAGATCCGGAGCGCTTTTATATCGTCCTGGAGAAAAGGCGGGATACAACAGGAGCAATTTGCCTTTATCCGTGATGAAAGACTGGGGACCGTTACCAGGATCAGCCGATCCGGGCGGAAATATCAAGCTACAAAACGAAAATCTCTCCAGGGGCCGAGTGTTGCCTGGCTTTATGGCAGCCGGAAGGTCCGAGTACTTATCAATAAAACTGTAGTTGAAAACTATCAGCCGGTATTTGATGCTGATTTTAAGAAGCGGCTGGACAAGAGAAAAAAATAAATAGGACGCAGATAACAGCGGATTAATACAGATAAAAACAAATAGCAAAGATAAAAAAATAATCTCACACAAAGGCACTAAGTACACAAAGGAAAAAAGAAAAAATAAATAGGACGCAGATAAAAACAGATTAAGGCGGATAAAAAATATGTTTTGTTGTTTAAGGAAAAATAATATTGATGAATATTTCAGGGAGATGCGCGAGGCTATGATGAAATGTGTGCTCTCTGCTGAGGTTTTTTCGTCCATGTTAAAAAAGATAAAAGCTGACAAGGCACTTGCTGGATTTAAAAAGAATGATTCGTTTTTTGTGAACAGGGAAAAGAGATCCTGAAATAAATTCAGGATGACAGGGATTATCCAGGATGACAGAGAGAAAATTATGAGTACAGCGACATTGCCAGAACAGAAAACGCTTTCGATTGTTGAGAATGACCCTATGGAGGGGCTTGTCAGCCAGGCAGAGTACGCACGGCAGAAGGGTGTGTCGAAGGTTTATATCGGGAGACTGGTATCGGACGGAGTTATCACTCTTTATTACGGAAAGATCAACCCGGAGCTGGCAGATAGGCAGATCGCAGATGATATGCCCGAAGGTATTGGCAAGAAGAAAAAAAAGGCAACCAGTAAAAAGTCGTCTTTTAGTGAGGCAAAGACTAACGAAAAGAGATTACAGGTCTCTCTCCTGGAGTTGAACTTGCAGGAGAAATCCGGTGAGCTGGTCAAGGCTAAGGATGTACAGGTCGCAGCGTTTAGCGAAGCGAGGAAACTGCGAGATAATATGCTGAATATTCCTGACAGAGTGGCTGCGCTTATTGCCGCCGATCCTGACGAGAACAGTGTCCGACAAATATTGACAGACGAGATCGAAAAAGGATTACAGGATATATAAATGGTGACAATGCTTAACAATGCGGAGGTTGTTTATAAGGAGGCTTTTGAGGCCGGGCTGGCGCTTGACCCAAAGCTCAATATAAACGAATGGGCAGACGAGCACATGATCCTCTCCTCAGACGGAAGCGCTGAGCCTGGTAAATACAGGACCAGCCGCGTGCCGTTTATGAAGGAGATAATGGTATGTCTCAGTCCTTCGGACCCATGTAACAGGGTGGTCCTTATGAAACCGTCACAGATATCCGGGACTCAGCTGATTATTAACTGGGCAGGGTATTGCATCCATCTATGTCCGGGGCCTGGAATGATAGTAGAGCCAACCGTTGATCTGGCAAAAACTCTATCAAAACAGAGGCTTGCACCCGCGATAAGAGACACACCGGTACTGGAGGAGCGAATTACTCCGGCCAGGGAGAAGGATAGCGGAAACACTGTATTGTCTAAAGAGTATCCGGGCGGTGTTATTGTGCTGAGAGGTGCAAATAGCGCGGCGGGCTTGCGTATGATGCCTATCAGGTTTTTATCACTGGACGAGGTAGATGCGTATCCTGTTGATGTCGAGGGTGAAGGGGACCCGGTATCACTGGCAGAGAAAAGGACGGTTACTTTCGGAAGCAGGCGCAAGGTGTTCATATTGTCGTCACCTACAGAAACAGGAGCGTCTCTTATCGAGAGGGAGTTCGACCAGAGCGATCAGCGCAGATACAACGTGCCGTGTCCGCATTGCGGCACGAAGCAGGTTTTATCCTGGAAGAATATCAAATTCGATAGAGATGAAAAATATAACCTTATCGGCGATGTCACTTATATGTGCAACACTTGCGCCGCACTTATAGAAGAGAGGTACAAGACGGAAATGCTGGCCAAAGGCGAGTGGATCGCTGAGAACCAGGAGAACGGGGCGTGTCCGGGCTTTCACCTGAACGCATTATATTCGCCCATAGGCTGGTTCTCCTGGGCGGACATTGTAAAAGATTTCCTGAAATTCAAAAAGCTAAAGAGCGAACCACTCCAGAAAACATGGACAAACACTATTCTGGCCGAGAGTTGGGAGTCGCAGGGTAAAGAGGTCGAATATACCGGCCTTTATAACAGGCGAGAGGAGTTTGGTAAGGAGATCAACTCTGATATTGTGATCATCACCGCGTCGGTTGACGTTCAGGATGATCGCGTGGAGGTAAAGACTGTCGGCTGGGCGACATTTGAGGAGTCTTTCGTATTAGAAACAAAGTATTTAATGGGATCGCCTGGTTTGCCGACTGTATGGAAGAATCTTGACGTATTTCTTAAAAAGACATACGTCCACAAGTGCGGCCTGATGCGAATTGTCTGCACTGCAGTAGATACCGGCGGCCATCATACAAAAGAGGTATATGATTTTGCAAAAGAGCGGGAACACCTCAACGTATACGCAATAAAAGGCGCCAGTCTACCGGGCCAACCGATAAGCGGAAAACCATCGAAGCAGAAAAACGGTGTAAATCTTTACATGATCGGAACGGATACAGCGAAAGATCTACTCTTTCACAGACTGACTATATCAGAGCCTGGTCCCGGCTATATCCATTTTCCTACCACTCTGACCGAGGAGTATTTCAAGCAGCTCACAGCTGAGAAAAAGAAGACTAAGTATGTAAAGGGTTTCAAAAAATTTGAATGGGTGAAGACCAGGGACCGCAATGAGGCACTGGATCTGTTTGTTTATAACATAGCTGCTCTTAATATCGTGGCTTTTATAGTTTATCCGAACCTTACTATCGTGCAGATGCTGGACGGATTGGCCGAACAGCATAGGAAAATGTCAGAGCCGGAGGTTGCAAATACTTCGGGCGGCTCCGGGATGATTAACGAAGGGGAGAGAATAGAATGAGCGCTAGTACAATGTTGACAGAGTGCGAGGCAGCAATATCAAGGGTTATGAATGCGAAGGCGTATACAGCTGCGGATATGAACGTCCAACGTGAAGAGCTTAAAAACCTGAGAGATTTCAGATCTGAATTAAAAATGGAAATCAACAGGGCGACAAATACCGGAATACAGATAAATGGTATGACGGCTATTGACGATTGATATGTCTCTCGCAGAGGCGCAAAGGTCGCAAAGAAAAGAAAAAGACAATCATCACACAAAGACACAAAGGGCACAGAGGAAAAAGTTATGAGTGATAAAAAGCAGGAGCAGGTTGAGAGGTTTGAGATTGATGCGACGAGCAAGGTGCATTGTGCAAACCAGACTTGCTTCAACCACGATCCAGATAGTTGCTGCTGTAATCTCAAGGTGATCCCAATTGACGATCGCGGGAAGTGTGCGGGGGTTGTGAAGGTGGCACCGAAAAGAAAAAAAGCAGTTTCTCGCAAAGGTGCGAAGACCGCAAAGGTAAAGAAAACAAAATAATGACTAATAAGACTAAAAAACCGATTTTAATGCAAATACATCATGAATTTGCCGACAGAACAGAAATGATTGAACAATATGAATTTCAAAGTGATATTGATACTAGTCGAAGGATTGAAAAACTAAAAATAAGCAACCCGTTGCCAGTCGCTGCACATTGGATGATCTGCAATGAGCAGTCAGGGTTTTTTGTGACGACAAAAGAAAAAAAGGAATAGGCCGCAGATTTACACAGATAAAAACAGATAAAAAAACTTTGCGCGCTTTGCGCCTTTGCGAGAGATATTAGTGAAAAAGGAAAATTATGAAATCGAAAATCAATCTTGATGTTGTTCCGGCGATTGTCAAAAAACAGTATCTGGCTAATGGGTCTATAGAAGCGCGGGCCGGGTCGTATCATAGCGGGTCCAGGAAGCGGAGGCAGTCTACTGGTTGGCAGCCGGGCGGTGGAGACGCCGACTCAGATACATTGGCTGATCTGGAAACTCTCAGGGAACGGAGTAGAGATTTACTGCGTAATCAGCCTATCGCGGCGGGTGCTATCAATACGAATTGCATAAATGTCGTGGGTTCTGGCCTCAAAATGCAGTCGAGAATAGACAGAGGTGTTCTCGGTATGGACGTCGATCCAGCGGAGGAGTGGCAGCGGAATACTGAGAGGGAGTGGAAGTCCTGGGCGAATAACCTTGACTGCTCCCTGGACAGAGGCGGCAACTTTGCAGATATAACAAGTCTGGTCTTTCGGTCTGCGCTTGAGAGCGGGGACGTGTTTGCTCTTTTGGCTCACAAAGTGAGATCAACTTCTCCATACGGATTGAAGGTCCAATTAATTGAGGCGGACAGGGTACGCAACGAAGGCGACGCACGGGACACGGTCAATCTGACTGCCGGGGTAGAAAAGGACGATTTCGGATCTCCCCATAAATACCATATAAGTACAACGCATCCGGGCACTGTAAAGACTCCTTATGAACGAAAATGGGAGAAGAGGAACGTATTTACTAAGTCGGGACGCAGGAACATTATCCATGTGTACGAAAAACTGAGACCGGACCAGACCAGAGGCGTGCCGTACCTTGCG